TAACAGCTGGCACAATGTAAACGCAAAGCTGGTGATTGAATGAAAACGCAGAAAATCAAAGATATGGAAAAAGCATTAATTGTTGACTTTACTAGTGTTCAGACTAAACTATTACCAAAGAAGATTGAGGAAAAATAATGTACGCATTAAGAAAATTAAGTAACGAAGAAAAACTAAAGTACGAATTGAAAAAGACGATAGAAAATGAATACTCTAGCTTAGATATCTCAATTAATGATTTAAAGCTTGGAGTTAAAGGATTCTATCCTGGTAGAACTGTCTTTAATTTAGAGATTGATACTCGCATTGCAGAACATATAGATGTCATTAATTTAACAAACATGCCTATTAAAACATCGACTATTAAGCAACTTAAGGAAGATCAAAAGAAGCATGGCTATAAAGAATTTTGAAATTAGAAAGAATGATCGTGACTATAAAGTAGGAGACGGAATATATCTAAGAGAATATGATCCAACTGATAAAAAATATACTGGACGAAGAATATTAGTCAAAGTTACTTACATTACGGATTACAAACAAAGAGAAGGCTATGTAGCACTAGGAACTACTGTAAATTATAGCGTGGCGTGGAAAGTGTGGAACAATAATGAAAGTTAAAACGATTGTTAGATATGATACTGACGACTTTGATATTGAAGTAAATAAATTTATTCAGCATAAACATATTGTGGATATTAAATTTACAACTAATAGTTCTTTATGTGCCTTAATCATGTATGAGGATCTTTAAATGAGTACAGTAGTAATAATTTATTCGATCTTTTTTGCTGTAATACTTTTATCAATAATGATCGATATCCATGAACAGAAAAAAACGCAAGAAGAAATTGACGTTTTATTAAAACTGTTAAATGAATATCAGAAAAGTTCTGAACAATCATTTAAATTACTGAATGACGAATTGGATTTACTAGAAAGCAATAGTAAAAATCAAACTAAATATAACAATTTATTCACAGATCAACTTACAAAACAATGGGTAGCAATTAAACTCATCGTTAATGAAATTCATAGTAGGAGATAGGAATGAAAGGAAAAATAGCACTATTAATATTAGGAGTTGGATTACTAGCAACAGGTTGTGGCTCTAGTCAATCTGATAGTCCTGAAAATATCAGTTTTGATGATGGAGAAAATTCAATTGTTGTTGATAGTAAAACAGGCGTGGAATATATCAAGACTGAAATCCAAACAAGAAAAGGCTGGTATTACACTTATTGCCCACGATTTGATAAAGACGGTAAACCAATGATTTATAAGAAGGGAAAATAAAATGGCAGATAACTCAAATAAGAAATTAACGGGAAAGCAATTATCGTTTAATGCTGATATTAAGAACTCTAAAGCAGATGGCGGTAATGTGGTTATTACTATGAATGCCAGTTCTAAAGATATTGATTTAAATATTTTGAATTCAATTGTTTCTAATTCGGTAACTGTAGATTTAGTTAGTGTTCAAACTGAATTATTAGAGGAGCCAATAAATGACTAGACTATATAGCGTTAATGATAATGTTCTAATTCAAATGGATATTGGTGAAGTTTATAGTCGCTTGTCAATGACAACACCGTTCCCTGCAACGAGAGCTGATGGTCACCGAATTGTTATAAATCCTCAAGCTATATTTTATGTGGAAGAGGAGGAAGCCAATGCCTAAACATGATGAACATTATATTCAGAATCAAATTCTAATAGCATTATCTGCTAATGACTGTGATATTTATCGTATTAATGTTGGTAAAGTGCCTGTAAGAGATAAAACTGGTAAACTAATTAGAATATTCAGAGCTGGTCCACCAAACGGGCATCCCGACTTATATGGATTTATTCATAAAACACACGAAATTTTTTACATTGAGGTTAAGGATGATAAAGGTAAACCACGTCCTGACCAGATTAGATTTCATGAACACTTACAAAAAATAGGTGTAATCCATGGCATCGCTCGTTCAGTAGATGACGCTTTACGAATTGTAAAAAATCGTGAGGTGGGATATGGCTTCGATAGTTAATTTAGTGCATGAAGCAGAAGATAAATATGGAAGCATTGCTAAAGCACCGATAAATTGTGAACAGTTTGTTAAAGTTCGTTCTATATTAAAATTTAAAGATCCTAAAATTGAACGAGTTAATATTGAAAGAATTTTGGGATTTATAAAACGAGGCTATGTAGCATCTGAAATAGCATCAATCTGTAGAGTATCATTAAGTACTGTACAGATGGTAGCTCGTCAAAATGATTTAAAGTTTCATCAAATATTTAAATTTAAATATAAATCAAAAGATGGTAAGTACTATTTAAGCGCTAGTAAGAAAGCAATGATAGAACGTTTTCCGTCCTATCTAATTAAAAAGACATTTATTAGATATAAAGATGTTCAACCTGGAACGTTTTATTATGAGAAAGGAAAATGGCATTGGAAGTAAGTTTTAAAGACATTAGCAATGAAATGACTAATATTTTAGAAGAGAAAAATAAAGCCTATGGCAATTCATTTGATCTCACAATGGATAAGTGGGGCACTAATGTAGCAGGGGCTAGATTAGATGATAAAATCAATCGTATAGATGGAATGCTGCAGGATGGTAATCTAGTTAAAAATGGAGAAAGCCTATTAGATAATTTGTTCGATCTATCAGGATATTCGTTTTTGCTAATTAGATATTTAGTAAATAAAGGTGTATTTACCGAAGATCAAGTACGTAAATATTTTGCAGCATTAGATAATTAATTTTTAAATTTAAAAAAGATATAGTTTGCATTGGTATGTGTTAATAGCACATACCTTTTTTGTGAATTTTTTTAAATGCTCCTATAATTGGTATAGAACATATTAAAGGAGCTGGTAGCACGTGAAACGTGCCGTTTTTCTTCATATTGAATCAATTTTGCGTAGCTATCCTCGCATGAATGATTATATTAAACAACGACTTAATAATAAGTATTATTCATTAGGCGATGATAAGGCAGTTAGTGTTTTAATTGAACAACGAATGGTAATAAAAGATTGTTTGGTTAACTCTACTGAAGAGGATCAGCAATTGATTGATAGCTTGTACTTCCATCATGACCCTAATAAGACGATTGATGGGGTAGCAATGGATTTAAATATCTCAAGAAGTTCACTTTTTTATAAAAGAAATAAGTTCATGGAAGCAATTAGAAAGGGGTTAGGCTGGTAAATCATACGAATCCCAATCCGTTTAATTGATGGGCTACGATATTAATAGCAGCCGAACAGACTGAAAATTATTTTTCATTTTAAAACCCCAACCAATCAATTAGATGGCTGGGGTAAAATTATTGACCTGACAGGTCGGTAATTGTTTTTCATTTTTTTATTTTTTTAGTGAGGAATTACATTTAGATGAAATTGATTTACTCTAAGAATACTCATAGATATATTTTGATTGTTCCGATGAATTTTAACTTTGAATCTTTCGCTGAATTCAAAAGTGAATTTGCAAAACTAAACAGTATTCCAGATAATCGTTTAATTATATTGCCCAAAGAAAATTTAAATTGTATTGACATATCTGATGGATATACTGAAATGTAAACCATATATTACATATAATGTAAAACTATAACCAAACCAATAAATAATATAATTAACTATAGAGAGGTATTTAAATTATCATGAAGTGCATATTGTGGAAGTCAGCTAATGAACAACCTAGCGATAAATTAATTGAAGCTTTCCATGCTAAGAAAATTGATGGCTATTACGTTGGTGAACTAACCGAAGACGCAATTAAAAGTTGCAAGAAATCATTCACAGTGTGGAAGCCACAGTTTATACAGTTAAGTAAAAAGGAACAAAAAAATTATTAGTAAGCTCATCGACATGTATGCTAATGAGTTAATAAACACTTTTAACGAACCAGAAGAGATAGTTCCATGGATACTAGATACATATCCAGATCAAAGATAAGTGTATAGTAAGTAACAATTTATTTTAAATACAATAATAAATAATTTATAAAACAAAATTAAAAGCGATGAAATAATTCATCGCTTATTTTTTATATTCAATTTTAAAAAAATAAAAAAATTTTTCTGTATAACCTCCAGAATAAGGAGAAAAAGACGGGGTAGGTATAAAAGACCCCTTAAATAAATTCCATTAACACTTTGTAAGTACAAAAAGTAAGAACTTACTAAAAATAAGCATAACGGTGTTATTTTTAACCCGTTTTGATTTCACAAGTGGGTTTTGATCTCTTACAATTCGAGTATATGCACGACTAACACTTGTGTTAGTAGATATAAGTCTTATTTTGAACTAATAATATTTTTTATTGTTTATATAATAGGAAGAAAAAAGAATTTAAAAATATTTTGAAAAAAGTGTTGACAATTAACACTGGTGTTAATATAATTTACTTGTAAATTGAATTAAGGAAGTGAGCGAATGAAAAAACAAAGCATAGCAAACCGTAAGAGCTTAGAGAAAATAAAAGAAAGGGAGCCGGACAGATACGAGGAGAAAAAAAGAAGAAATAAATTTTATGCTGCGAAATCGTTTATTAAATTGTATGCGAAACCGCCGGAACTGGTAGAGCTTAACAACTTAATAAAAGAAAAGCAAAAAAATCAATAAAAAAAGCCCGTTAACACTGGAACTGTTAACAGGCAAAAAAATATTAAATCTATTATACATGTGCGATGTATTAGAAAAGATTTAACGTGAAAATTATATCACGCTTTAAAAGTCTTTTCTAGTACACATAGAAAGGACTTTTTTTATTATGACTGAAAAAAATGAAACTTTTCAAGGCTGGACAAACTGGGAAACATGGGCTATCGCTTTAGATATCGACAATTATTACGAATTCTATAAAATCGCAAGAACTTGCAAAGACTATGACGAATTTAAAAAGAAAGCTGGTTTAGATGGTCGCTCTACTTGTCCCGAGGGTGTTCGTTGGGGCAGTAAAAAAATTAATGCAAAAGAGTTAAATGAAGAATTATTTAATAATGAAGATTAAAGAGGCACTAAAAATGGATAAAATAAAATTTTTGTTTGAAGATGAAAATACATACGATATAGAACTAAACGGCGAGCGTTATGGGTCACTTGAATGGGATGAAGACCAAAAAGCTTGGGTGCTGTGGCCTTTATCTATTGATGATGGCATCACATATTTTGAAGATCTAAAAGAAACAGAAAGCTATATAAAAGACGAGTTAGAAGGTGTTAATAATGATTAAGCTATTTATTATTCTATCTTTATTCAACACTTCAGTAACGCCAAATTATAGCCCAATGGGCAAAACAGAGTTCAGAGACACTATAAACACCGTAACTTTAAAACGCGAAACAATCATATTAACGCCCGTACGAGCGCATAAATTCGATAAATACGGCGAAATTGCTTTCGATGAGATGAAATAAAGAGGTATAGACATGGACTATAAAGCATTTGCAAAAGAGATTGAAGACGCAACCCCAATTGTGAACCCTGAAAAAATAGAAGATGTAGAGATAGGCCCAAATAGCAAATATATAAGCGGATATCAAGCTACTATTTACCCGTTAATGTATTGTAGCGATAAGCCTTATACAATCGATTTAAAAGACATATTTTTTGAAGATCTTATAAACCCTGAGGTAAATAAGATTATAGATAAATATAGAGACATATATTACTAGACTAATAGGACGGTTTAAAAGCCGTTCTTTTTTTATACTCTTTTCTATATCTATATATATTACATTTACATATACATTTAAAGGCTAGTAACTCACTAGCCTTTTTTTAGTACAATCAAACAGCTTTATTATTTGGACTTTTTAAGGACTTTTAAACGTCTTTTTGCCTGTAAAGTATAATCATACTAATTAATAAATAAATCGCTTAGAGACAATTATATTAGCTATTTACTACATGATGTAGTTATGCAATTAACACACTATATATAGATACAAGCTAATATAAGCACTTTTAAGCGTTTAAAAGGTGTTCAAGTATGATAACACATAAATGCAATAAAAGTGGTTGTAACACGTTAATTTCAACTAATTCAAAGTATTGTGATAAACATCAGCATTATTACTCGCGCAAATACGACAAGCAGCGCATGACTAACCAACTAACTAGAGAATACAGATTATTTTACCAATCAAAAGCGTGGAGAGATCTCAGAAGCTACAAACTTAGTAAAAATCCATTATGCGAAAGATGTTTAATGCAAAATAAACATACTTTAGCAACTGATATTCATCATAAACATGATGTATTTAACCATTGGAACGAGCGTTTGAACTTTGAAAACTTGGAAAGCTTGTGTAAGTCATGCCATGAGAAAATTCACAAACTCGGGTACTATAACGGCTTGTTATAAAATTATAACGGTTACAAATAGTAAGAGTACCCCAAACAATTGATCCCCCTATGGTTACGCCATTCTACTAACCGTCCCGCAGTTTTTCTCACGTAAAATTCCTTAAATGAAAGTTTTTTGGGTTGTAACGGCGTTACGAAAAGCCTGATTTTACGCAGTTTTTACTTTAGAAAGGTCGTGAAAATTCACAAATGGCTGGAAGACCAAGAAAGCATTCCACACAAGATAAATCTCATAAAACTAAAGCTGAAAAAGAGTTAAGAAAAGAAGAAGAACAATTTGCAGGAGCTGATACATTCAAGCATTTGGGAACTAAGCCACCTAAAACTTTAGTAGACGCAACTGCAAGAAATGAATATAAGCGTATTGTTCCTTTATTAAACAATTTAGATCTTACAGCTTTAGACCAAACATTGGTGGTTAACTACTGCAACTCCTACTCCTTCTACTTACAAGCGATTAAAGCCGTAAAAAAGGAAGGACTAGTTGTGAATGGTAGAAAGAACCCTGCATACAACATCTATTTAGATATGCAGAAAGAACTTAGAGCCACAGCTGGTCAACTAGGTATGACTTTGGATAGTCGAATGAAACTAGTTAAGCCTGAAAACCATGAAGAAGAAAAAGATCCTTACGCACAGGTAGGCGATGTTCAATGATTGATGAAACTACTAGATATGCACAAGAAATCGTGGGTTTAAAGATACCTGCTAATAAAAAGACTTATCAGGCAGCTAAAAGACACCTGGATGACCTTGAAAAGTCAAAGAATGACGACTATCCGTACTACTTTGACGCCAAAAAAGCAGAGACTGTCATTAACTTTATCAGTTCTTTACCTAATCCAGATGATGGTCAACCTATGAAGTTGGTTAACTTCCAAGCGTTTATTGTGGGTTCATTGTTTGGCTGGAAGAAAAAGAAAGATGGTCTTAGAAGATTTACTTATGCTGTTATCTCAATGGCACGTAAACAAGGTAAATCAATTATTGTTGCTGGTATTGCATTGTATATGTTGGTTTACGAAAAGAATCCAGTAATGGCACGTCAGATTTATACTGCTGCAAATAAGCGAGATCAAGCAAAACTTACCTTCAACTATGTGGTCGACTTCCTAAAACCACTTAGATATAAGTCCAAGTTCTTTAGAAAACGAACTCGGATTAAACGAGACACTATCGAAGATACAGAAAGTAGTTCATTTATCACTCCACTCTCAAATGATGTTAAGGGTATGCAAGGTTTGAACACAATGCTGGGAATTCTTGATGAGCAAGCTGATTCTACTGATAGATCAGTTCTTGAAGCTATTCAAAAATCGCAACGTCAACAGAAACAGCCGTTAACCATCATTATTTCAACTGTTTCAGACCAAATTAATGGTTGGTTTCATGAAACGGAATACAAGTACGTTACTAAACTCCTGAACGGAGAAATAGAAGATGATACGTATTTCGCTGTTTGGTATGAGCAGGACAACGAAGAAGAGCTGGCTGATCCTAAGAATTGGATTAAATCAAACCCTATTCTTTTTGACAGTAAAATCCGTGAACACTTACTCCCAAAACTTAAAGAGGACTGGAAACGTGCTCAAGACATGGAAACTACTACTTCTTCTAAGATTTATACCTTTAACATGTGGCAACAAGCCAGTGAGAATTCCTACATTAACGTAAAAGACTGGTCAACTATTCGAATTGATAAAACACCCGATTTATACGGTAGGGATGTTTACTTAGGACTTGACTTAGCCCGTGTAGGAGACTTATCAGCTGTAAGTTGGTGCATACCAATTGATGAAGACAGTAAGTTCTATGTTGGCTCTCACGCATTTGTGGGAACTCGTGGAGGAATAGAGAACAAGATACAGCGAGATAAGATTGATTATCTTGCCTTAAGAAAACGAGGAGAAGTTACCTTAAGTAACTTGCAGAGTGGCAATATCGATGACCAACAGATCATCGATTACATCTATAACTTCATTGGTCAATATAACTTAAATGTTAGGTCAATGTGTTATGACCGCTATTCTGCAAACCACATCATAGATACGTTTAACGAAGATGGTTATCTCATGGTTGATGTAGCCCAAGGATTAGCTACTTTATCTGAACCAACTAAGCAATTTAGAAAATTTGTTCAGGATAAAACTATTGAGCATGGAGATAATCGATTGCTTGAAATTGCTGTAAACAACGCAATTGTAAAAGAAAATAATGACGCAGTTATCTTAGATAAAACAATGTATCGCAATAAGATTGACCCTTTAGCAGCGTTAATTAATGCGTTTACTCAAGCGTATCTATATGACTTCTCTCTCGTTCATAAGAGAGACGATGATTTTTATGAAAACGAATTTCACTTTTAAAACTATTAGTCTATGGATTTTAGCTAATATCCATACCTTATTTTGCCTAATCGGAATACTACTTGTTTCAGTAGGATTATTTCTGATTGGAGCACCTGTTGGCTTTATTGGTACTGGAGTTATTTTAATAACTTTAGCTATCTATATTGACCGCACATCAAATTACAAATAGGAGGTGACATAATGACCTTTTTTCGTCCGTTAACAGCGTTTAACGATTCAGGATCTTTTATTGACTTCAATGATAGTAATCCGCGATATGTTCCAATTGACAAGTTACGGAATTCAGACGTATTTACAGCCGTCAACGTCATTTCTAACGATATTGCAACTAATCCCATTAAGCTTGAAAGCGATAATGTCAACCACATTACAGATGATAATTTTAGTGACCTAAACTACTTGCTTAATGTAAAGCCTAATGATTATGTTTCTGCACGAGATTTTAAGTATGCATTATGCGCGAATCTACTACTTACAGGAAATGCTTATGCTCGAATTCTTAGATCAAAGCGTAGAAATAAACCAATGGCGCTTATTCTACTTAGACCAAGCTGGGTTGATGTAGAAGTAGAAGACCTAACAGGGCAGATTAGATACTACATTCAAGACAATACTCATGACCCGTATTATTTAGATCCTGAGGACATTATTCACGTAAAAATGCTTACCACTAATGGAATTATGGGCGCTAGTCCTCTTTATTCATTAGTTGATGAGCTTTCAATGCAAAAACAAGGGAACAAGTTACTTAATGATTTCTTTGGATCAGGAATTAATGGTTCAGCAATTCTTAAATTGTCAGGAGATCCTTCTCCTGATTCCAGGGACAATGTGCGTAAGAAATGGCTTGAAGCAAATACTGGTAACAAAACACACCGAGTAATGGTGCTTGGTTCACGGGAAGAATATACTCCCGTAGAAATCGATACTTCCATTTTAAAAATCGTCAATTCCAATAATTACACCACCAAGCAAATTGCAAAGGCATTTGGTATACCAGTTTCTCGTTTAGGGCTAGAAAACGCACATACATCACTTCCTCAATCAAACCTAGATTACATTCAGAACTCATTAGATCACTACTTCAATCGCTTTACTTCTGAATTCAATATTAAACTTCTGTCATTTCAACAAGCTAAGAAGTTACATTTTGAGTTTGATGTATCTCGTTTGATGGAGCTCGATACTGAAACAAACATGAAGCAAACACTTGATTGGTATAAGAGTGGATTGCTTGATGATA